CTTTAACCATTTTGCTGACTATTGGAAAAAATGGAAGGCTATAATTAAAAGTCAAGGTAAGGAAAATAGATTAAGAGATATATTTGGTGAAGATCCACCCAAAGACTTTAACTGGAAAGATTATTCTATTATCCGTATTCCCTACGAATTACTTCCAGAAGGCTTTATGGATGCCTCGCAGGTCGCTAGATCCAAGGCGACAGTTCATGCTGGGATTTACCAAATGGAGTTTGGCGCGTGCTTTACGCGCGATTCTCAAGGTTTCTTCAAAAGAACGCTGATAGAAGCTTGTGTTGCTAACGAGCCTAACGAAGACAATAAAGGTATTTTAAGCAAAGAAGACAAGCCTATAGTGTTTGAAGCTAAATTAATGGGTGATAAAGATAAAAAATATGTATTCGGTATTGACCCTGCTTCGGAGGTTGATAACTTTAGTATTGTTGTTATAGAATTACATAATGGTCACAGAAGGATTGTCCACTGCTGGACTACAAATAGAAGTGAACATAAAGAAAAAGTTAAAAGAGGATACTCTAAAGAAACTGACTTTTACGCATACTGTGTAAGAAAAATCAGAGATTTAATGAAGCTATTCCCTTGCTGCCATATTGCGCTTGACGCTCAAGGTGGAGGTATCGCTGTCATGGAGGGTTTACACGATAAAGATAAAATAGAAGAAGGTGAAGTTGCTATCTGGCCTGTAATAAATGACGATAAACCCAAAGATACTGACGGAGAGCAGGGTTTACATATACTAGAGATGTGTCAGTTTGCGAAGCATGAGTGGTTAGCTGAAGCTAATCACGGGATGAGAAAAGACTTTGAAGACAAGGCATTGCTATTTCCTCGCTTTGACTCCATCAGCTTAGGTATATCTAGCGCAGAAGATGCTGTAAAAGGTAGAATGTTTGACACCTTAGAGCAGTGCGTTATGGAGATAGAAGAACTCAAAGACGAACTTGCGATGATACAAATGACGCAAACGGCTTCAGGTAGAGACAAGTGGGATACGCCAGAGAGCGTCGTTGGTACTGGTAAAAAGGGTAAGCAGAGAAAGGATAGGTACTCTTCTCTTCTTATGGCTAACATGGCGGCTAGAATTATAGACAGGACACCAGAACAAGCAGAGTATAATTTCTACGGAGGGTTCGCTACAAGCTCTAAATCCAAGAAAAAGGAAAAAGACTTGTATATTGGTCCAAGTTGGTTCACAAATTCTATGAAAGATGTCTATTAACGTGTATAATATAAATGTATTCCAATTACATTCCAATTGCTTGGAGAAACGATGAACGACAACCATATGATAACGTGGGACGAAGGCAACCAACAAAGTAAAAAAGATGCCTTCGATCAATTTTCTGGCGCGCTAGACGCATACGAAGGTGTATCAAAAGCATCCCGTTTTCACAGGGATTTTATTGACGTTGAGCCAAATCGCTCTGTCCGACCAGCTTTTACCTACAGCGACTACTACGCTTTCCGCCCAGAGGAGCAAGTTCCAACCAAGCAGAAGCGCATCATCAAGATGTGCATGGATGCTTACGACAAAGTTGGCATCATTCGTAACATCATTGACCTAATGGGTGATTTCGGCTGTCAAGGTATCAATATCGTTCACGAGAATGAAAGTGTAGAAAAGTTCTTCAAGCAGTGGTTCAAGAAGATTGACGGCAAAGAGAGATCTGAGAGATTTCTAAACAACTTATACAGAACTGGTCAAACTATAGTTTACAGAAGTAATGCCAATATAACGCCAGACATTACTAAATATATTAAATCTATGGCTAGCGATATCACTGTACAACTACCAGAGATAGAGCGCAATCAAATCCCTTGGAGATACAACTTCTTTAACCCACTAAACATTGATATGAAAAATGGTAACATCAATATGTTCTTGGGTGTCAGAAATTACGAGATCGACTCTGGCGCGTTTCTAGACAACTTCAAAGAAGGCTCCATCCCAGCGCATGTTCTCGATACACTCCCTCCAAGCGTAAAGCAGGCTATTAAGAGTGGTCAAAAGAAAATAGACCTAGAGAAAGATAGACTTTCTATATTTTATTACAAGAAAGATGACTGGCAAAGATGGGCAAACCCTCTTGTATATGCTATTTTAGATGATATTGTCATGCTAGAAAAGATGAGGCTAGCTGACATGTCCGCTCTTGACGGAGCGATTTCTAACATTAGACTGTGGACACTTGGTAATCTTGACCACAAGATCCTGCCAAATAAAACCGCTATCAACAAGCTTAGAAATATCTTAGCAAGTAATACTGGCGGTGGTACAATGGAGTTGGTCTGGGGTCCAGAACTCTCTTACACTGAGTCTAACAGTCAGGTTTACAAGTTTCTAGGCTCTGAAAAGTACACGTCTGTACTTAATAGTATATACGCTGGCCTTGGTGTGCCTCCAACTCTTACTGGTATGGCTAATAATGGTGGTGGATTTACTAATAATTTCATATCATTGAAGACGCTGGTAGAAAGACTACAATATGGCCGCGATCAACTAACCAAATTCTGGGAACGAGAACTTGAGCTTGTTCGTCGAGCTATGGGTTTCAGAAAGCCTGCGCACGTCGTTTACGACCAAATGAGCTTGTCAGACGAGTCAGCAGAAAAGAATCTTCTTATACAGCTTGCCGACAGAGACATCATCTCACACGAGACGATCCTTGAGAGATTCAAAGAAGTTCCTTCTGTTGAAAAAATGAGGCTAAAAAGAGAAGATAAGGCTAGGACTTCTGACAAATTGCCAGAAAAAGCCAGCCCTTTCCACAATCCAAACAAGCAGTTTGAAATAGACAAAATGGACAAGCAAGCGGAGATAAACGAGAAAGTGGCAGAAAGAAAAGAAAAGCAAAAGCCCGTAAATCCTAATGGCCGTCCGCCAAACAAGCTTGATGAAGGACCAAGAAAGCAGAGAACAGAAACCCCAAGGTCAAAACCCGGAATCGCTGAACTAATCGTATGGTCCGCATCCGCATATGATGCCATATCCGAAAACTTCAACAAGGCGTTTTTAGCTATAAACAATAAGAAGAATATGAGATCTTTAACAAAGGCTCAGGTTTCTGACTTAGAGAAAGTTAAATTGGACATGCTCTTAAATGTAGAACCCTTATCTAATATCACTGAAGACAACTTTAAAGAGATACTACACGCCAATAAAAAGATGCCAGACGTATTCAGTAATTATCTACAAAAAAATAAAATCTCTACAGAATATATGTCTATGGAAGAATACAAAAGATCAGCACTTGCTGCTTATGTAGATCATGTCTTAGCCCAAAAATAGCTGATTTTAATAAAAATAAATTTTTTAGTGTATATTTTATTTAGAGGTAAATTATGACTATAAAAATATATCAAAACGAAATTAATGACGGCATTGGCGATCTCGTTAAGAGTACCGCTAGTGTTGCCTATTGCGCTGAAGCTACAGTTCAGAAGAATATTCCTGAAGAAGTAGTGGCAAAGGCGGTTGCGGAAAATAAAGACCAAGTAGACCTTTACTACTTAGAGTCTGTTTTAGTTTCCTGCGGTTGGAATAAAAATGACGATGTTTTTCTTCCAGAGGCAACTTGGGCCGCAAGAAACACCCCAGAAGATAAACAATTCAACTTCATGCACGATGAAAACGACATCATTGGGCATATCACAGGTAGTTATGTTTTAACTAAAGACGGAAAGGCTGTTGCCGATGACGCAGAAATGCCTAAAGATTTTGATATTATCACTCAAGCTGTTCTCTACAATAGCTGGACTGGTGATGAAAATCGCGAAAGGATGGAGAAAATAATCTCCGAAATAGAAGAAGGCAAGTGGTATGTTTCGATGGAGTGTCTTTTCGCTGGTTTTAACTACGCTTTGACTGGTGAAAACGGAGACCACAAAATATTAGCTAGAGATGAGGAGTCATCATTCTTGACTAAACATCTTAGAGCTTATGGTGGTAGTGGAGAATATGAAGGTTACAAAATAGGTCGCGCACTTTCTAACATTGCTTTTTCTGGTAAAGGGCTTGTCTCTAAACCAGCAAATCCTAGAAGTGTAATTTTAAAGAGTGTTGCTTTTAATTTAGATGACAATTCTGATTTTAACATAGGAGAATTCAATATGTCAGATAATTTGCTAGAAAAGCAGTTGGAAGAAGTTCGCGATGAACTTGCTACTGCTAAGGCTGAGAATGATGCTATCAAAGCTCAGATCGAAGAAGCAAAAGATAAAGAGTTTGCTTCCAAGGTTGAGGCTTTTGAAGGCGAAATTCAAGAAAAGGATGCAAGCATTGCAGAACTAGAAGAAAGCATCAAGAGTTCACAAGCTCGTGTTGCTGAACTAGAAGACGCTTTGGCAAAATCCCAAGAAGAACTTACATCTGCTAAAGAGCATATGGAAGAAATGAAGAAGAAGGAAAAGATGGAGAAGCGTAAAGCTGCTCTTGTGGAAGCTGGATTCGATGAAGACGATCTAGACGCAGCGCTTGCTGCTTTTGATGGTCTTGCTGACGAAGCTTTTGACTCTGTTGTTGCTATGTACGGAAAAAAGCCAAAGGCTGACAAGCATGGTGACAAAAAGGAAAAAGAAGCAGAGGCTGGTATGCCACCTGCGCTAAAAGAAGCACTT